GAAAAGATGGGAAAGAAGGTTATTGCTGAATCTGTTGCTGAGCGCCGGAGGTTTCAGCGGTCTCTCCGTAAGTAATTTTGTGTGTATGTGGAGCGACTACACCTGGCGGGTTGAGCAAAACAACATCAGCACAGATTTTGGCGTAGGGCGAATCAGGGTGAAACATAATTCCTTGTTTCATAAGCTCCCCGCAGTTTTTTAGCCTGGCGACCTCGTAGTTGAGCCTGGAGTCAGCCAGCTTGGCGTCGAGTAAAGCCACTTGCTTCTCAGCTGCTCTTCTACAGCTTCTGACGTGGGAACGGTCAAGCGGTATTGAAATCGTGGCGGTGATTCCACCGTTGACCGAGAAATTCGTCTTTTGGCCCGTTCTAATAGGCCGATTGAATAACACATGCCCCGCACGGTCGGGCCTGCCATCCGGGATGGCATTACCCTCCGAATCAAACGCGCCAATGAGATCGACCGTGTCATAAACAGGTTCTGAGTAGAATTTCTCATAAGGAGTAGCCCAGCTAGTAGTTGTACTTAGGAAAGGATTGATGTTGAGTGTTGCACCTTGGCAGCTAATACCTCCACCGTATGTATTAGTAAATTGCCTGCTTGGCACAACTTGGACTGCCTGATTGGTTACACTTCCAGAACTATTTGCAACTGGTGCTGCCGTACTACTGACCTGCGCATGCGCTGGCGCGGCAAACAGCAGAAGCGTTGCTATGACTCGCTTCATTGCGTAAACGTGCTTGTCGTCTCAGTCAAAGATTCAACGTCAGTTGTGCGATTGATAATCGTATGGTTAACAAGGCCTGGTCCCTGAAGCGTCTCAATGAACTGCATGGCTTCGCCTTGATTGACGATTGTCCAAGTAGGTTTTGTCGCAGGGTCAACGCTAGTCCACTTGCTCGTTATGCCATCCACTGTGTTGGTGGCATGCGTTAGACCCATTGGAGCGATAGGGCCACTTGGCTCTATATTTGTACCAGAAACGCTGTATTCATATCCACTACGAAATTCGTAGGAGTTTATGACTTCAGTAACCTTAGTCTTTGTCGTAGTTGTTGAATTTAAAACCCCTTGTTGGAAGTTTGGGACGACTGGAACGGCTGCTGCTGGAGCGGCGATTAACAACAAAAGTAGTAACATGCCTATCGAATACTAAGCTCCTGTATCACCTGTCCCACGGCCTGAGTACCTGCACCTCCAGCGGTGATCGAAATAGCACCGTCAGTTGCAATCGTACCAGCTAACGTTCCAGCAACACCACCTGAAGTTGTAGTCACATTTCCAAAAACTGGCAGTGCTGGAACTACTCCGGCGGTAACTGTTGTTGACAAGAGCGACGGCGTATTGTCTCCTCCTGTATAGCTTTCGCTGTAAGAAAAAGCATCACCAGCAGTAGTAATGCTGTAGTCGCCAGGAGTATAACCAAGGGCAGTCCCTGGAGTAAGGGTGCCAAGAGCAGGGGCAGTGCCCAAAGTGACATTAGATCCGCTAACCGCCATTGAACTTGGTTGTCGAATCGCGACTGATCCTGCTCCATCTACAGACAAGCTCACTGATGACTGGATTTTATGGGTAATGTCAGCGCGAGCTGGCACAGCGGCCAATGTGATGCCCAATACCAGAACAGTCGCTTTCATTTTGGCTTTGACGTGGTGGCTGGCTCTTTAATTGTAGTCTCTTCTTTTTTCTTCCTGTTATTGCCTACAGCAAGCCCAAACGAGGCCGCAGTCCCGGAAAGGATGCTGGCAGGGTAGGTCGGATCAAGTGATTGCTTGAAAACGCCAAGGTAATTTGCAGTCAAGATGGCCATGGACCAGCCAAGCAAGACTATTTTGACTACGTCTCCTAGCCGTGAATTTTGATCATCTTGATCTTGATCTTGCCTAGTAGGAGGCTCTGCCATGATGAGAGTGCTGACGAGGTGGGTCCATGATTGAAATATGGGCCGCTGTGGCTGGTGCGTCAATAAGCACTGCCTTTATGGGTCTTGCAGGCATAACTCGCCAAAACAGGCAGGGGCAGGATTCGCTTATCCGACTCACGGCTGCAGTTGACAACCTTTCAGGCCGCTTGACCATCCTCCACGACGACATTAAAGCAAAAGACATGGAAGTCTTTGCAAGGCTGAACGAGCTAGAGCGTTCAGTGGCGCGACTGGAAGGTCATAGCGATCGGAACTAGACTGTTGCTAGACACATTGTTGCCATGATTTTCTTGATCAAGCCTATTCTGTTCAAGTTTTTGCAGTCGAAAGCTGTCAAGAACCTTGTGATTGAGCTTCTTGAGGCTTACTGCGCAAGCACAGACAACTCTGTTGACGACAAAGTCGTTGCTTTCGTAAAACAAAACTTATTCCCATCCACGAGATTGGAAAAGTGATGCCTAAACGAAATCTGACCACGCTTGGTATTATCGGATTTTTTCTGCTGGGCACAGGGCTGATTTTGGTAATGTTTGGTACGGGAACCGTGTTTTACATGGGATATTACGCTGGCAAAAGCACTTGTCCTCAGGCAGTATTGGAGTGATCTGGCTGCTCCTTGCTGTGGCCCTTGCGTTACTGCCTTTTTTTCAGTTTTTCCGTGGTACGCCCCACCAGCTGGCTGCTGTTAAGGAACTTGAGGAGTCCTTGCCAGAGGAGTTACTGGCGGAGGACGCCGATTGGTTTGAGTCATGGAAAGCGAGCGGTATTGACCAAGAGGTCTACATGCCCTACTTCACACAAAACGACAATGAAACGGAACCAAGTCGCTCGTGTTTCACCTCGGCGGCGGCGATGGTGGCGGCGTTTTATCGAAAGGTGGACAGCGATGACGAATACAATCGAATTCGCAGTCAATTTGGCGACACGACTTCCGTCATGGCTCAGCTCCAAGCTTTGGAAAGCCTTGGACTAAACGCTGAGTTTCGCCGAGATGGCGATGCTGATTTGATTGAAATGGAAATAGAGATGGGGCGTCCAGTGTTAGTGGGATGGCTGCATCATGGTGATGTCTTACTTGGTGAAGCCCCCCGATGTAATGGCATGGGTTGCGGCCATTGGAGCGTTATTAGCGGGTATGCAGGAAAGAACAGCAATGATCCTGAATGGATCATGCAAGATCCGCGTGGTCTGCCTGACATGGTTAGAGGTGGGCACAAAAACCCGCATCTAGGCCGTAATGTTCGCGTTAGGCAGTCTGAGTTTTACCCTAGGTGGTCAGTTGAAGGTCCGCAGACAGGTTGGGTGATTTTGATTGATGAGCAGTAAGGTGGGCTTTTCTAAGGTCATATGACGGTTCTGTGCGACTGGGAGATCAGGGCTCGTTGCGAGCAGAGTCAAATGGTTGTTCCTTTCAACGCAGAGCTGTTGAATCCTGCCAGTCTTGACGTGCGGTTAGGAAACCATTTGATGATCGAGACGATGTATCAGGAGGACTTGCTGCGCATGGACATTTCAGAAAAAACAGAAGATGACCCCTACCTGCTCATGCCAGGACACTTTTGCTTGGCTGAGACACTTGAGATCTTTAATATGCCTGACGACATTAGTGCTCAGTTTGTACTCAAGTCATCGCGAGCCAGGGACGGCCTCAACCATCTTCTTGCTGGTTGGTGCGATCCAGGCTGGCACGGATCAAGGTTGACACTTGAGCTTAAGAATGAGCGTCGGCACTGCCCAATCAGATTGTGGCCAGGGCTAAAGATTGGTCAGATAGTGTTTTATTTCATGAGTAACGTCCCACAAGCCAGTTATGCGTTGACGGGGCATTACAACAACCATCTGACTGTGATGCCCAACGTGGCATGAGCTGGTTTGTCTTTTGGAGCAACGTCAGCGCGTTTTGGACGACGGTTGTCCTGAACTGCGCCCAGCCAATGAATTGGCAACAATGTCTTCCAGTGCATAAGTGGCTTTTCCCTGCTATTGGTGATTACATGCGAGCAAGGGATCCCTACGCTTCCGAGCGTCGCATCCTGCAGTCACTGGAGCCTGACCATGGACTGGATGATCGTCGAGCCAAGTCTGGAGCAAAAGCTCAGCCTTGAATGCACTTGCAGGGGCATCTTGGAGCAAACCGATTTAGAGCAAATGCAGTCGCTCTGCATTGCCCTTGTAAAACAAAACTGGCACCAAGGACAGCTGCTTAAACAGGCAGTTGGCTACATCGCTCAATTTGATGAGGCAATTTGAGCAGAGTTAGCGTAACACTCTGTTACGTACTCAAAAAAGCGATGCGCGTTCCAAGCGTCGTACTCCTCAAAGCATCGGACCATGCCGCTGTACTCGACTTCCCAAACACAGACACCATCGCGGCAAACCTTGGTGATCACTGGCATCAATCTGCTTTTGACCAGAAGTATGCGCAGTCTTTGGCAAAGCTGCCGCCTGTCATGCGCCCTTCCGGACATCCAACGTTGCATTTGGCTTCAACGAGCTCCCAGTGGATGCAGTCCATGCACCTGGGCTGTCCACGATTGATGGCTTTGACATCAGCATAGATTTGCTCAGCTTCTAACACAGCCTGCTCTAAGTCAGCAGAAGCGAGGGAGTAAGAGACCTGCGTCTTGCCGGTTTTAATCTTTACCAGCCACGCATCGTCTTCCTTTTTGAGGACCATACGACCAGCGTGGTAACGCAAAGATGCCATCGAGCTACTGGTTTGGAATCAGCTTGACAGATTTCATTTCAGAGCCTTGGCCCCACTTAACTTTCAACAAAGGGTCTAGCATCTCTTCGCGAGACTGCCTAGTGTAAAACTTGTGCCCACAACTACTGCATCCTCTATAGCGAATTAAATCATAGCTGCCAACATCAGTAAGATTTGTAATCACCCTGGTAGTCGAATGACACTTAGGGCACGATGGGGAGAAATGTGAAAGCGGCACGCAAGAAACTTAAGTAATGAACGGCCAGCATAATTCAACGTCCTTTTGCCAGACATCTGAATCAAGAGGCCTCTGTCTTATATAATTGTGAAAGACCCGCTGCAACTCGTTTTTAGGCACACCTGCAGCAGCAGCCAGTCTTGCTGCGTTTGCTTTCCCTCGATACAAAAGGTCAAGAGCATCATCCAGCGCTAAACCTGCGCTAAGGTCAATGCGAGACGCACCTTTGTCATGCCTGGCCATTACGACGACAAAAAGAAAGGAACCAAAAAAAGCGGCGGAAAGAAGGGCGGCAAGAAGTAGTCACTTGATTACTTCAATGGCCGCTTCAGGCCACCGAGCCTTGCCGTACTTGATAGCTGCTCTTTGACTTTCGGCAGAGGTGCGCCAGATCATTGGCGCAGCCTCCTGATTGCGCACCAGCAACTTAAATCGTTTTGTCTTCACACCTCTTTTTGGATGGCTAATCCCATCGCCATACTGCGATTGAGCGTGATTGTCATTGCACTGAGAATTCGTCACGAAACAGATTCTTTGCGAAGTTGAGCAACAGCACCCATGCGAGATTTATCGAAAAACTGCTGGGCCTTGAGTGGACCTAGCTCATTTGAGATTTCTTGCCGTAAGTACAAAAGGTGATAGTGGTTGAGCCTTGAACTGTTGAGACTCGCAAGCTCGTCAATCCTTTCAAGAAACTGCTCACAGATTTTGATTTTCAGACTGATGCTATAAAGCCAATCACTCTCGCCAACATCTCTCTCCTCATGCATTTTCTCCTGCATAGAAAAAACTGCTACTTTTAGCTCTGCACGAAGAGAGGCGACGTCCCTGTTTGACATATCATCTACCTCGGACAAATAAACTGTTCGATTAAGATAACTGCTGTTGAAAAATGGCAAACCCATTGATAACGACTGTAAGCTGTAATTCTAAGGCAAAGTCACTTTAATGGAGCTGCCGTTTGCGTTGACGTAAGTAAGCGGGTTGGCACGTCTCATTAGCCAGATGCCAGCATGACCGATTGGCGTCACGTTAATTGGTGGCTTAGCAGCTGGCAAGGGCCGCATGTACTGCACAGTCCAGCTAGGCGGGCGCTGCAGTAGTACAGGCCGCTTACTGCCCCACCGAAGCATGGTAAGGCCAATCTGTTCAATAGTCCGGGACATGTTTCTTCAGTAGTTTTTGTTGACTCGCGACTAGGTCTTGCAGCTGAAACTGCCGCATGACCATGTCGCGATACTGCTTAACCGGAATCGTTACAGACGAACCCTCCGGCAGCTCATCCAGCTTTTGGTAAATCCACTGACGCTGCATCTGCCATGGAGAGTCCGGAATGTCCATTAAAAGATATCTTCTTGCTGGGCTTGCACGACAACGCCGCCTGTGCTCTTCGCAAGACTAGCTGCAGAAGCGTCAGCAGACTGCGTTTGCATTTGCTGTTTCACCTCTTCTGCGGCCTTGAGGGTCTTGTAGTCAGGGGTGTAACTAAGACTTAGGAATTTTTTGCCAGACTTAGTCTCTTTGGCCCAGCCAGAAATCTTGATCGGAACAAATGTGTCATCAAGATATTCGTCACGCTTGAGTTCTGTACGAACTGCATATTGCAAATGTTCGACAAGTCTCAGCACCTGGCTTACAGGAATTTGCATTGTGCCTGTGAAGTTCGGGTAGTTCTTCTCAGGATCGTACTTGTCGCCATAAAGGCGTTGCTGATCCTCAGGGCTGTTCTTGAAAATGTTGGAGTTAAACTTGAATTCCATGAATTACTGCGGGGTAACGGTGTGATCAGCTTCAAACTCTTCAATGTCAGAGAGCTTGTAACGAATTTGCTGATTGATTTTGACGAACTTTGGACCAAGTCCGCTAGATCGCCATCGAATTAGAGTTTGCCGGTGGCATTGCCATCTCTCAGCTAATTGCTCATCAGTCAAAAAAGTCATCGTCCGGTTTGAGAGGAGGTGACAGGTCAGGGGTAGGGACAGGCTGAGGTTCGGTTTTAGGTGCCAAAATCTCAGCGACCTTATCGAGCTTGCTTTTCGCTTGCTCGGGAGCAACCGTGACCTCAGCATCAATGACTTCATTCTCCTCAACGCTTTGAATGCCGAGGATTAGGTCAGGGATGTGAAAGCTGCCAAAGGCCGATGCAGCGCGGTAACGCAGCATGGTCTGAGGCATCGTGCTCCACTTTGTGTTTTTAGTCCAGCCCTCGCGTTTGGCCATGTCCATCGTGATTCTTGGACCGTCGACCAGCTCGCCAGTTGACTTAAGACGAGCGACGCATTGGCACCCATCTTGTGTCTCGTCGTAGCTAAAGCCCTCAAACCGACCACAGCCTAAAATTTGGCCGATGATGAATTTGCTGCTCCAGCTAGGACGGCCATGGATGATGTTCAGGTTTTGCATCACCTGAATGGTTGACATGCCCATTCGATTGGCAATCTCGAGCGCCACAATGCAGTTACCAAGCTTGCCCCGATACAGAATCGGCACAATGTCGCTTTCAGCAAGCGACTTGGCCATCCGCTGCGCCGACTCAAAAGATTCAATACTGCTGTAAACAGATCCTGTAGAAACTGTAGTTAAAGCTGATTGGTCACTCATGAATCACTTTGAGGAGAGGGCAGTGCTTGTTCCATGCGCAAACGTAAGTCACTAAGCTTTTGATTGTCTGGCTCACGCTGACCGCACAAAATCTGCACAGTGTTACGCAAAAGCCAAGTTGCAAATGCTTGATCTGACTCGAAGCCAGTATCAACTCGAAGTTCTTTCAATTTTTCGCCGTACCAAGATGTCATTGTCATCTCGAAGCGAACTTTGTTTTTAGCGCCAGGTAAACGTGCCATGAAAAGAAAGAGATGGTAAAAACGGGACTTACACCTAACGGAGGAATAAGGACGCCCAGTGGTCAATCGAAAGAAAGCGGATAGTGCTCAGACAACCTTGCTTTACGCTCAGCCTGTCTTTTTGCAATGATCTCTTCCCTTTTAGCCGCCTCAGCTTCGTACTTCTTCTGCCTTTCCGATCTTTCAGCCTCGTACTGTTCTTGAGCTTTTTGCGCTCGTGTTTCCCAAGTTTTTTTCAGTTCAGCGTAGTCAAGCCCTTGGGACTCACACAACTTTTCAAGTAGTGCAACAGCATAAGCAAGCTTGTAAATCATGATTTCATTGATGATGAGGTTGACGATTGTTAGGACTTACACCTCGTTGGGGGAGGATGCCCATCTTTTAGATATGCTTCGTAAAAAGCACGCTCAAGTCTTGTGAGCTTTGGGTTTTTTTCGTTGAGTGCAGCTTTGGCACGGGCCTTTGCTGCAGCAATTACTTCCTGGGGGCGAGTGCCCCAGTTCATGCCTGGCATTCATTAGTAAAGGTCAATGGGTTGATAATCAGCAGGACTGCCGTCTTCCTTAGGCAGCATCCACTTTGGCAAGGAGATCTCCTCAACCCGCTCGGAATAGCCAGGAAACTTTTTGTCGGCGATCCACTGCGCAATGTTGTTCAAGTCCTCGCGAGCATGCTGCTTGCCAAGGTCAATCATTGCCTGGTCGGCCATGTACACAGCCGTCGAAAAAGGTCTAGTTTTTTCTACGGCGATAAACAGGAACGCTTGCGGTCGCGTGCCAGTTTCGCCCTCTACTACGTCGAGGTAATGCGATGCCTGACAGTAATAGCGAAATTTGGCAACGCTGCTTTGAAAGCCTTTAGGCGACGCATCAGCCGTGGTCTTCAAGTCGAGAATCAACGAGCAGTCATCGAGAATGAAGTCAGGACGTGCCTTTAGCTCAAGGCCGGTCTCCTTGTCAGTGCAAAAAAAACTTTGCTCAGACTTGCCCTTCAGCTCACCATTAACCAGGCTGGCGCTGAAGGGATGCTCCCGAAGCGACAGCATCATTTGGTCGACGACGTAAGCATCAGACGAGTTAAGGATGATCTTGCCCTGGTGCTCTTTCTTAAAAGCAATGCCCTCCTTAGTCGATTTTTTCATGCCTTCTGGCATGCGAACTGCGATCTTGTTCACGTCCTCACCCGGCAAAGCAGATGCATGCAGAACCTCGCCCATGACGAACGCAGCAGTCGACTCCCGTGGCGGGCCGTACAACATGTCGTACAGGTGCCGACCGCTCTTGCGAGCAGCATCAAGCTTGCTTTTAGAGATCGCAGGATGCGCGTGATACTCCGCGTTAGTCATCACTGCAGCCATAAGCGTCTTGCGCGTTTCTATTGCAGCATATAGCCTCTGCGCAGATCGTGCAACCCTCTATGGCATTGCGCTCTTATCAAGAATTGGCCATTGCCCAGGTCAGAGGCGCGTTTGCCCAACACTCGAAGGTCTTGCTGGTCATGCCCACTGGCTCCGGCAAAACCGTTGTATTTAGTGAAATCTGCCGCCTTGCAAACGAAAAAGGCAACAGCGTCTTGATCCTTGTTCACCGCCGCGAACTCCTAAAACAAGCCTCTGACAAGCTCTCAAAGGCTGGTGTCGAGCACGGCATCATCGCTGCAGGTTTTGACTCGTCTGACCACCCGGTACAGGTCGCATCAGTGCAAACCCTGGCTCGACGCCTTCAAACAGTGTCTATTGATCCAGCCCTATTGGTCATTGATGAAGCCCACCACGCCGTTGCTGGCTCATGGGACAAAATTATCGGCCACTTCGCCGACGCAAAAATCATCGGTGTCACCGCAACACCAGCACGATTAGATGGCCGCGGCCTTGGAACTCATTTCTCGACGCTCGTCTCCGGGCCATCCGTCGCGCAGCTGACAAAGCTTGGCTTCTTGTCACAACACCGGGTTTTTGCACCGCCTGTTATCGCAGATCTGAGCAACGTCAGAACTCGCGCAGGGGATTACGCAAGTGATCAGCTTTCTGCGGCAATGGATCGCCCCACAGTTACTGGTGATGCAGTTAGCCATTACCGTCAGCTTGCTGATGGTTTACCTGCTATTGCTTTTTGCTGCTCAATAGCTCACGCAACTTCAGTCTGTGCGTCTTTCAATGCAGCTGGCTATCGCGCCAAGCTCGTCACCGGCAACATGCCAATGGAAGAACGCGATGAGGCAATCCTCGGCCTAGCCGATGGTCGCACTCAGGTTCTCTGCTCTGTTGATGTCGTCTCCGAGGGCACCGATGTTCCAGCAGTATCAGCAGCAATCCTGCTCCGCCCAACGCAATCAGAAGCTCTCTACCTCCAACAAGTTGGCCGCATCCTTCGCCCTCAACCTGGAAAGATCGCAATTGTTCTGGATCACGTTGGCAGCACTTTCAAACATGGCTTTGTTGATGACGTTCGCGCTTGGTCACTAGACGCAAAACCCAAGCGCAAGAAGGCCAGCGAGCCTGCGCCATCAGTGCGGCAGTGCCCGATGTGCTTTGCTGCCTTCAAGCCACAGCCTGTTTGCCCGTGCTGCGGGCATGAGTTCCCGGTAAAGCCAAAGCGTCAGCTGACGCAACGGGAGGGCGAACTGCGTGAAATGCGCCGGCAGGACGCAATCGAGCGAAGAGAGAAGCGCAAAGAACAAGGCAGGGCGCGAACCCTGCCTGAATTGCTAGCTCTCGCAAAGAAGAAGGGCTACAAGCCTGGTTGGGCGTACAAGATCTTCTATGGAAGGAAGTATTGAGGCACAAAAAAACCAGGCAGTGCCAGCTGCCTGGTAAACCAAGAAAAAACCTGACGCAACAACAATGCCATCATGAGCACGCCGTGTCAACAAGGTCAGCTACTCTTGCTGCATGGCAAACGTAGAGACCAGAATCCAGCAAGAGATACGTCTTGCCCTTGGCACTCGCGACGACGTGCGCTTGTTTCGGAATCAAGTCGGCCAGCTGCCTGATCCACGTACTGGTCGCCCCGTTCAGTTTGGCCTCGCCAAAGGGTCAGCTGACTTAGTGGGCTGGAAGACAGTCACCATTACCCCCGACATGGTGGGCACCTCGTTAGCCCAGTTTGTCAGCCTGGAGGTCAAGACTCCCAAAGGTCGTCTATCTCCTGTTCAGAAAGCTTGGGCGGCTTGCGTTCAGAAGGCGGGAGGCTTAGTAGGCGTTTGCCGTTCTCCAGATGAGGCAAAACGCTTTCTTCGTCAAGAAAACAAGGGCTGAAAATAACTTCTTGAGAGCTTGCTCTTGTTAGCGAGGTATAAAGCAAATTATTTCTCCAGCTTTCATTGCAGGTTTCCACGTCGTGATGAATAAAAACCTTGTCAAGAGTGCAGCCTTGCGCCTTGTGAATTGTCATTGTGTTTGCTGAACTAATTACAGGCAAGAATGACTTCATGCATTGAAGAATTTTTCCAGTTGGATGCTTGCGGTATCCTT